GGTGACGCTGGTTTTGACGAGCACGATTGGGACGGCGCTGAAGATATGCCCACAGAGGAGAAGAAAGAGCTAGAGAAAGATATAGACGATGCTATTCGACAGGGGGAGTTAGTAGCTGGTAAAACTGGATCAGGCGGCAATCGGGACTTCGATGAGTTACGTGATCCACAGATACCGTGGGGCGAACATACCCGAGAGTTCGTGCAAGATACCTTTGCGGGTAGTGATTACGCTACATACAATCGACCTAACAGAAAGTTTATAGCTGCGGGTATATACCTACCTAGTGGCATATCAGAAGCTGTTGGTGAGTTGGCTATTCTAGTAGATACATCTGGCTCTACTTACGCACCTAACGTACTTCCCGCGTTTATGTCTGAATTGCAGGGCATAGCAATCGCGGCTAATCCTTCCCGCGTACACATAATTTATTGGGATACCAAAGTGTGCGGCGCTGAGGTTTATGAGCGTGAAGAACTAGATACCATTATCTCTAGCACCTGTGTGAAAGGTGGTGGTGGCACCGATATATGTTGTGTCAACAACTATATGCGCGACAATGACATCAAGCCGCAGGCATCTATTGTGTTGACCGATGGGGAACTATTCGGTGGTTGGGGTACGTGGGATCACCCCGTTCTGTGGTGCATCATCGACAACAAAGACGCAAAGCCAACACACGGCAAAGCTCTGCACATTACCGCATCATCAATGTAAATCTAACGTACTAGGATACGTCCTAGTACAACACACAACGCGTAGGAGATAGATAATGGTTAAGACAAATGTAAATTTGAGTACGTTTGACGAAGTGGCGAACGCATATATAGGCACTAAGCCTTTACGCGGTAAACATGCACAACATGATGTGCGACCCATAGCAGATCGTAGACGCAAGCATGAACGTATCAAAAAGCTTGATAGCAATTGCTACCTACTAATGGACGGTGATGGTTTTGGAGATGATATATCTTGGTGGGGTACAACTAGGACGCGTCCTACTATAGCCGAAATGAAAGCTCTGGCGGCTATACGTTGGGATCGTAGACCGGATGGAGACTTTGTTACTATACGCAACGGCTCTGGTAAAAACTGGTCACATCAAGGTCGTTATGATTTCCTAGCTAGAAACATGCCTTGGGGTATGACCTTTGTGAGTAGCGGCGGGAAGCAGTTTATAAGGACAGTACATGGTCAATATTACTTACCTAAAAGTTCTTATTACCCTGTTAGCGTAAATGAAAGATATTCACCTCCTAGCCTGTGCCCCGCGGGTTTCACCACAACAGATGACGAGGTTAGCCTCACGTTCAATGCGCGTAGGATGGTGTTGGAACATAAGCCTCACCCTATACCTGTAGTACGTGTGGATAAGGCTATGAAGGAGCAATACAAACCGCACCTTGAAACCCTATATAAACGCGCGTGTATTATGACCCCGATGCTACCTTTATACGACTATAATTGGCAGGAGCGTATGCGTAAGGAGAGTATACTCATATTCAAGGGTTTGGGCTGGCACGACCCCGCAAACCGTATTGATTATATATGGGAGACCCTACCTATTAAATACTACCGTGAGATAGTCTCTGATCCAGAACATCCCGCGTACTACAATTTATCTATAGCATTCGCCATCTGCACTAAAAGTGAGAGCGGGTGGCGTGACACCCTCGCCGAGTTTTTAATACAGACCGCAAACGACAAGGAGAGTGTAGCTAAGTTACGTTCTAACTTTAACAGATGGGCAAACAATGTGTTTGGTCTCACAACAATAGTAATGAAGGAACATACAAATGCCTGATTTCAATCACGTTTTAAAAGATAAAATAAAAGATGAACTACTACCGGTACTAACCCCCGACCCTCGCTTAGAGCACTACGTTAGTTGTATAAGGTCGATGAGGCCTAGTCTACATGCGGTGTATGCGCGAGCAGACAAAGCATATATGTACTACAGTGATAGCCCCTACATGGCGGGTTATGTTGGTTATGGTAGGTTTAAAGATAAGGATAAAACATCCCAAAAAGGTGAGCCTGATTATGTAGTCTGCGCCCGTGGTATTATTAATAATAGGTACAAGGGTGGTGATCAACAATCTATGCGTATGACAATAAATCTAAATAAGGCTATCAAACTCGCTACTACTTTCTTAACGCCGTACAAGTCTATAGAGATGGCAGAGATGGGCCTTGGTGCACTGGCTTTTGAGGCTGGTAGAAGCAACCGTTTACTACAAAGTAAAGTAGGTGATATAGCAAACGATTTGTTTGGGACAGCGGCATACAAAGGCGCAGCCAAAACGGATTTGGCTATGGAATTACAGCACCTTGTACGCTCGGGGCACAACTTCTTAGATAAGAAACTACAAGTAGTATTAGAAGAATACTTCGCCTTAGTAAGAGACGCACATGACGACAATTTGCGCATGCAGGATTTAAACGCCACTTTCGTAGCTTGCATGGGCACCACAATCGGAGGCGAGCAGAAGTTTGAGACTGTGCGTGTGACGAAGGTAAATGAGAGGTATTATACACGGGTCGATGACAGTACGCGTAAACACTACATAGGTACATCAGAGATACCCGAGGATGTTCGGGGTAAAGTGTCGGTATTGTCTATGATACCGCACGGACAATTTGTGAACGGGGTTGGCATGCGTGTATGCGATACGCTTGTTTACGTCATGGATGCAGTAGAAACGGGAGGAGAATAACTATGTCTAAGAGAGCTTACACAAAGGCGAATGTTTCTAACAGTTATAAGTCTTGGACTATGCGCGAGGATGGTCGGATACGGGAGATGTATTTGCAGGGGGTGAAGGCCACTGAAATAGGACGCATCCTAGGACGCAGTACCGCTTCGGTTAATGGTCGCCTATATAAGTTAAGGAAAGATGATGGGGGTACTATTAGGGATCGGATGCAATTTGAACTACCACTCCCATCACTTGAACTACCACTTCCACCAGAAGCAGAAATAAAAGTTACCGCTATACCTACACCATTCAAGACGTATGTGTATGTTGGTGTAGCTGTTATTATACTGATAGTGGTATTAGTAACTGGCAACTATTTTGGATGAAGTCTATCACCTAACTTTCTCAGATGATACAGAAGTCATCAAAGTAGTTTGTATTGGTATAGACTGTGTTGACACTCAACTTGATACCGTATACAACAATGTTTCCCTTATGCCAAAATGGGCGAGGGGGAGGATAGCTGTAATAGGTATGCTGCAAAAACTGCAGTTTGTGGAGGGGGTTGGGGGTCGTACAACCGAAAATCAATACTGGATAGTACCAGAAAGAGACTAGGGAGAACATAATGGCTATGACACCCGAGGCTAAAGTAAAGAACAAAGCGGTGAAGCAACTAAAGGAAATGGGTGCGTATTATTTTTATCCAGCCACGGCAGGATTTGGTAAGAGTGGTGTACCCGATATTGTAGCTTGCTACAAAGGTCTGTTTTTCGGGATAGAATGTAAGGCTGGCAAGAACAAGGCCACAGCTTTGCAAGAACAAAACCTAAGAGCCATACACAAAGCGAAGGGTTGCGATATGGTTATAAACGAGTGGACAGTAGGTGACCTGACCACGCTGATGCGCAACCATGTCGAGGTCGGTTATGATAGATCGTAGGGAAGAGGCAGAGTTTACGTCTGCATGGGATACGTTTCGTACTAGGTTCAACACAATAGTGCCATGCCCTGAGTGTGAGGGTACAGAATATAAGGGAAAAGTAGAGCGCGAAGAATTTAAATTAGTCGGTGGTATCTACGAGCCTTTCGGCAAGTGGATAGACTGTGACAACTGCGCGGGGTTGGGGGAGATTGAAGGCGACTATGACTAAATGGAGTTTTGATATGATTGCAAGGCAAGAGTACGAGCGCGTGTGTGAAGAAAACCGCGAACTTAAAAAGAAAGTAGAACAACTACAAAAAATGTTGGGAGAGAACATTGACACCGCTAGAACAAATGAAGGCGTTGGCCAAGATTGAGAACAAGCGTCTGTTAAGCTTACATGGAGGGCGTACCCCGAACTTTGGTATATACGACCAACGGGTTAAGTGCGGAGGACCACGTATGTCGGAGATAGCTAGGTCTAAACCAGCGCAGCGCATGCTACGTCTAGCAGAGCAGGGATACACGGCTGCGGATGTGTGCAGGATTATGGCCTTACCTAGAGAAAAGGTTAGGCGTACCGCGGCACGTTACCAAATAAAATTTAAGGAGCGGACATGAACAGAGCCGAGTTAGATATTATTATACAGCAGGTGTTGGATGCCGCGCCTGACAAAAGCAATCCTCAACTAACCTCTATAGTTTTTGCTAATTGGTTATCTATGTATGACCAAAGTGATGAGTGGCCCGTTATTATGCTGGCCGTTACTTCCTGCTTGGCTGAACAGCAAAATGAGCGGTTAGATAAAGAGACAGATACACAGCATGAAGATGTAGCGTTAGCAGTACATGCTGCCGACGAATTTATGGCAGGTATCTTAAACAAACAATAAGAAGTCGTGGGGGCGATGCGAAATGTTAGCGCATTTGGTAACGCTTGGTCGGTAGCACCCAGCCAAACGGTTAAAAAAACCGCCCCCTCCAATAATCTAGCAGGGGGATACATATTATGCAAAGCCTAAACGCCCAACAAGAGGCTGAGTTAAAATGGCTACGGAGGCAAGTGGATGACGCGGAGCGGGACACATACCGAACAGACAACAAAGAGGCTAAGGCTAACAACCGTCTAGCAATATCACGTAGTCAACTAACAGCCTACACCTCCCAACTTCGGGAGAAGGGCTATAGAATTTAGGGATACCCAAATGTTGAGGACAATAAAAGTATATTTAACTAGAGTGTTACCGGACAAAGGTTGTGGGTTTGCAGTGGATATAGAAACTGGCGACCGCGCATATATCGCGCCTAATTTTGTATTCAAATTTAAGTTAACTGAGGGTACGGTAGCTGATGTTCGTGTTATTCCGAACTCTATAGAACGTACCAATACCACGAAGTGGCAAGTAGTAGGTCTTGTAACAGATAGCATCACGCGGAACGTAGATGCTGACTTTCATGTAGTCGAAGAGGAGACCCCTCGCGTAACAGAAGCTAAGATGGAGGATCGCATACTTAGCTTACTATCTGAACCAGATAACCAGTACGCACACAGGGCCGCTGATATAGCAGATAAGTTAGACGCAGAGAATGATGAGGTGCAGGCCGCGCTTGGTAAACTGCATCGTGACGGAGAGATTTGGGAAGCCAAGATATGTCGTCTCGGCACCCAGAAGAAAGCGTCCTACTGTTTGTGGGCGTTGGATGACGATTGGTTTATACCAGAATTTGAATGAGGAGAACTAAAAAATGGCACTAGCGAAAAAAGTAACAGTATCTGATACAGTGGAAATCCACACTCTAAAACAGGGGCGTATCAAACTACGGATGATCGGGCAGACCCCGTTATACTTCAATAGCATGGGCGCGAAAGCATGGCGTGATTTGTTAGTAGGTAGTGGCAAGAAAACCGCTGCGGAAAAGAAGGAAATTAAACATAATCCAGAACAAGAGTTTCGGGACAGTGTGTATAAGAAGGCCAAGGGAGATACCTTTTTATGTTTCCCCGCCGCAGGTGTTAAGGGTGCTATGTCCACTGCTGCGTTGGAA